AAAAGGGGCAGTATATATTCTTTCGGTTTAAAAATAAAAAAATATATAATAAATATAAAATAACTTTTCTTTTGCCCCTTTTGCCCCCCAATGCCGGAACTCCTTGTAAATACGTTGTTTTTGGGGGGCATTTTTAATTCCCGTTTTTGCCCCACATACCTTGAAAGGAGTGTTTTGATGATTTTATCAGACCAGTTGAAAGAAGTCAAGCGTCTGGATCAGATACGGATGAAAAACGAACAGATGGTGCCCAGAGAAGAGCTGCAGGGGAAGTACCGGGAGCCTTATGAAAAGCTTCTGAATCATCTGTCCAACCAGAATAAGAAAGCCGTTGCGTACTGCAGGCAGGTATTTGGCAGGGCTATTGAATGTTTGGAGCGGGGAATGGGAATGTACAACCCCGATGAACTGTATGAAATGATGAGGGAATACTACGAACCCGGCTCCGGTGATCCATTTGAAGCAGGGGTGTTGAAAGCAGTGTATGAGGCACTGGAGGACAGGGACCGGGAAGATGATGGAGGATACGCGGTAAGCCACGAAATAAGCAAAAGAGGAATGTGCGGATATTGCGGAAAGAAGGAAGCCACCCAGTTATGCGATATGCCGAAGCATACGATAGCTGTGGGGATACGAAGAAGCTATGTAAAGACCTGTGACAACCCTATGTGTCCAGACTGCGCAACAAGGTTTAGGGGATTTGAGCTTTGCCCGGACTGTGTGAAGGAACTGGAGGTAAGCCTGCGGCAGGAGGAAGAAAACCAATGATAAGGATTATATGTGATACGAAAAGTGAGAAGCAGAAAATAAGCAGGATCCTACGGTTAGGGGAGGCTGTGTTACTGTCGGTAGATTGTATTATTAAGCAGGAAATATGGGAAGGAAACAAAAAGGGATTAATCCAGTGGGAGGTTAGGAATGATGAAAGTTAGGATATCAATGCCAGGAGCATATATGGTGATGGACATGGAGGAGGGCCAGGCGCGGACGGCGTTCCGCAAATTGGCAGAATCACTGTGGCTGATTGGAAGCAGGGGACAGAAGCTGCAGGAAGGCGTGGCTGTGGCACCGGTTCAGGAATCGGCAGAAACAGTCTATCCAGGTCAGGAAAGACAGGAGGCTGAGACAGTGGTGGAAGCAGCAGGGATTCCGGAAAAGGAAGGCGAGGAACCGGCGCCTAAAATCATCTCCGCAGGGTATGGCGGGTATCTGTACATGAAATGCCCTGCATGTGGAAAGATCAGAGGGTTCTGTGCCAAGACACGGCTGAATCATTACCGGTGTGAATGCGGGGCCGTGACAAGGATGGAGCGTATGGTTCCGCTGTACATAAAATGTGAATGCGGCCGGCAGGCCAGGTATCTGACCAACATGACGGAGACTGAATTTGACGTGGACTGCTATGACTGCGGGGCGCCGGTGGCAGTTGAGTGGAATGAGAAGAAGTGGCAGTATGAGCCGATGTGCTGATGGAGGGGAAGCTAATGTATGAAGTAATGCAGTGGTATGAACGTGACATGACCCTGGAGCAGGCCATGGACTGCATAGAGACCAACATGCGGTCATCAGTCAGGAACTACATAGCGGTTGGGTTTTACCTAAAGGCCATCCGGGACAGAAAACTCTTCCAGGAGGCTGGATATAAAAATTTTGAGGAATTCGTCCGTGACAAATATGACCGGGATAAAGGATGGGCGAGTAAGTGTATTAAGGTGAATGACCAGTTGAGCAGGGACGGGAACAGCCCGGTGCTGGCGGATGTGTATAGGGAATATAAGGTCTCCCAGCTGGTGGAGCTGGCTTACCTGACGGAAGAACAGCGGACCCTGGCCAATCCGGATATGACGGTGAAGCAGCTGCAGGCTATCCGGAAGCCAGAAGTTGTAATATCGCAACCGGATTCGGAGCCGGAATCCCAGATGACAGAGGGGCGGCTGGATGGGGAGATTGAAGTAGATGAGGCCCAAAAAGTTGTGACGTTACAACATGAATCAGAACCTGATGTAAGACATTTCACAGCCGGAAACAGGACGATTGATAATGCCTATGATGTCACATTTGCTGCGGTCATAAGGGCATACCTGGATGACGGGTACACCAGGCCGGAAAAAGAATGTGAAGTGACGGCATTTGGCCTGACGTACAAAGTCCTTAAACGAACAGACATTACAGTTTTTTATACAGAAACGGGCCGGACAGTGTTTGACGTAGAAAATATCCGTTTGGAGACGGAATATCAGTATTGGCACGGAAATAAGGCCGATGCGGAACTCCAGCGAGAACCAGAAACTGTGGAGCCTAAAATTCTACCGGAAAAATCCGGGAAGTGCATCCACCGGCCAGAATTTGACTGTACCCTGGAGGAGGCCCATAAGCTCATCCCGGGAACCGGGGAGGACTGCAGCCGGATGTGCTGCTGGGACTGCGTCAGGCGCGGTGACTGTGAGTTGGAATGTTATAGTTCACAGCGGCGCTCGGAACATCTGGAACCCCCAAAGGCAGAGCCGGATTGTCAATCACTGGATGCTGCGGATGTGCAACAGGTGAAAACAGCCATCCCTTCCCAGGAGGAATGTATTCTGGACTTCTATCAGGATCACATGTCCAAGCCGTGTGCGCAGGCCGTCAATGACAGGAATGCGAAACTGCTGAGGCAGGAGCTGATAATCAATCACGGAGAACCCCATAACGGCGGCTCAACGGAGTACGGCTTTTATCAATGCGGGCCGGAACGGATTTATTTCCAGGATAATATGTGCGAGACATTTCTGAGCTTGACCTGGGGCAAGTACGTAAAGGAATTACTCAGCCTCTTGGGATGTGCTGAGGATGAGGCATCAGAACATGAAAACGATATCCCTGGTATGTCAGAATCCCAGGATACCGTGATTGATGGTGAATTCACGGAGATTCCAGAAACGGAGGAGGACATACGGGACCCGAAGGAATCCTTGACCGAGCTGCAGATTGCCCAGGAAGAACTGGAACGTGCAAAAAAACTGCTTCATGCCGGGCTGGGATGCGGGGTGGACGAAAACGACACCCACATCCGCCGGCTGAAAATAAAGGTTTGTGCCCTGGCCAGCTATGTGTGCGATTTGGATGACATCATGAATCCGCCGCCGAAGCCAGAGCAGCCGGAACTGCCGGTGCTTAAGAACAATGACCAACGGGCTGCCTTCGTGGATGCATATGAGATGTGGCCGTTATGGATTGAGACGAAACAGACCGGAGAGCGGTACTATCGGTATGACCTGGAGGACGGGACCAGCATGGTGGTCAAGGTATACCACGCAAGGATATTTGATGGGTACAAGGATGGGAGCTATGAGGCCCAATATCATGATGGTTACGGCCGGCACGAGTACTATCTGCTGCGGGAAGGGAAGTTCTTTCGAGATTGTGAGACGAACCGGGGATTATTGATTGAGAAACTGAAAAAGATTCAGAAGGTGAAAAAAGGTTGTAACCAGAATTAACATTTAACGGAGGTGTAAAGTAAATGGTTACTGTATTTTGCCAGGGCAGGGATATCGGCGGAAATGTGACATTTTGGAAAGAAGGAAAATCTTATTTTTATCAATCGGAAGGCATTGGAAATCCGACAAAATGCAGTAAGAAACTATATGATGATGCAGTTGTAGAATACAAGAAACAAAAACGGCAAAATTAACATTTTGAAAACTAAGAAAGGAGCCGTTCCCCGGCCGGGAAAGCATATGCGGAACCTTTTAGGAAATGAAAATATTGGTGGCGTGTGAGGAATCACAAGCGGTAACGATTGAGTTACGGAAGTTGGGGCATGAAGCCTATAGCTGTGACATAGAGCCGTGTAACGGCGGCCATCCAGAATGGCATTTACAGGTGGATGCCCTGGAACTGCTTAAGATACGGTGGGATATGATTATTGCATTCCCGCCATGTACATATCTGACGAATGCTGGGGCAGTGAGAATGAGGAAAAACGGGAAGCTTGTACAGGAACGATATGAAAAAGCGATGGACGCAAAAGAATTCTTTTTAAAATTCTACAATGCCAATTGTGAAAAAATTGCTATTGAAAACCCTACGCCCATGAAAATTGTTGGACTGCCGGAATATACACAGGCAATACAGCCATATGAGCATGGACACCCATATAGCAAAAGGACATGCTTATGGCTTAAAGGATTGCCGCCTTTGTTGCCTACAAAGATAATGGCTTATCACGAACCGTATGTAAATGGTGGTTTCAAGGATTTGAAAGGTAATTACCGACGTTTTCAAGGGCGGAAAGAACGAGATCCAAAGATAAGGGCAAAAACCTTTCCCGGGATTGCAAAGGCGATGGCTGAGCAGTGGGCAGGAGATATTAACTAAACTGACATTTTCCGAATAAAGAAAAATAAATAGAGGAACATATATGCACAGAATAAAAACTGAGCGGTGGTCACCCGCCAAGATGAATCCACCGCTCCCGTAAATACGTCTGAGTATATTATATCTTACTCAGACGTAAAAATCAATACGAACGAGGAGGATATAATTATGAGTACACAGACAATTAAAGCTGAAATAATCAACAATGTACTGGTAGCCATGTCCTTATATATCATGGAGCAGCAGACTCTTACTATTCTGCAAAATGTAATGCAACAGGAATTAGTTAAAGTCAATATGGAGGAAATAACTACACTCCCAGCAGAAAGAAAGGATGATATAAGCCAGCGGAATCAGTACATAATACAATTATTCTTGGTTAAAAAACGGGATTTAGCGAGAGGAACCAAAGAAAACTATCTTAATGCCATACGAAGGTTGCTGACAGAGATAAGCACAAAATCACTGGACCAGATGGATACCACAGATATAGATTGGTATTTATCGCGATATGAAATTAGAAATGTGTCCAGTGGTGGAAAGAAAAATCAGCCCAGTACTTACAATAATGAACGCCGTTTTCTATCAGCATTCTTCACATGGATGCGCCTTGAAAAGCTTATTACAGATAATCCGGTAGAATCTATACCAGCAAAGAAAGTTCCCATTAAACCGATTGATTACTACAGCCCAGAAGAATCTGCAATGTTAAGGGACGCATGTAAAAATATCCGTGAAAGGGCATTATTGGAGATGTTGCGCAGCACTGGGGCCAGGATAGGGGAGATTGCAGAAATAACTCTGGACCAGATAGACATGAGAACCGGAGATATATGGATACAAGGAGAGAAAGGAGGAAGATACCGTACAATCTATCTGGATGATGATGCGCGGCATTATTATGGACTGTATTTGGACAGCAGGAAAGATGATTGCCTGTATATGTTCCCGCGCTCCAGAAATCCGTATGGAAAAATGACCACTTGTGGATTCCGGGCAATATTGAAAACCATAAAAAAGAGGGCTGGATTAACATGCCGGGTATATCCGCATAAGTCACGCAAGACGCTGGGAATGAATTTGAAGAACAGAGGGGTTGATATTGGGACCATACAGGAGATTATGGGACATGCAGACCCAGGAGTTACAGCACGGTATTATGCACAATCTAATCCACGCACCCTTCGGTCGATAAGGGAAAGGGTTAATGTGTAAGAAGGAGGGACATGAGGACTAGGGACAAGAACTATAGTGACTATGGCATTACCGATGATGAAGCAAAGCGCATAAAAGAATACTGCCAGACCGCCAGCGTAGAAGATAAGCTTACATTGTTTCAGTGTGCCATATCCTCTGCTCCTGGCCTGGAAGTGGAAATATATGAGAGCCTTGTGGGTAACATCGGATATGACAAGCTGAGCAAGAGGAAGAACATACCAATTAAACGGGATGATTTTTATGGGTACCAAAGAAAGACGCTGGATGAATATAGGAGGTTAATGACATTGTTTGGGAGGTGGAAAGGATGACAATTAGTCATATAAAGGCAAGCGAGTTATTAAGAATTGGTGATAGCATCCGCAACCTAAGAAAAAATAAGGGATGGACGCAAAAGAAGCTTGCTATTGAAAGCGGCATTCACGAAGTACAGATACGCAGATATGAAAATAATCATTCACTTCCTAGAGATGAACAATTGCAAAAACTTGCAACTGCTTTAGGGGTAGAAAACGATTTTTTCACACGAATGGAGAATATATATGGCAGGAATCAATGATTACATAAGAATAGGGAAAAGAATAAAACAAGTAAGGATAAAATCAGGAATTTCACAAAAGGATATGGCAAAACGTCTCGGAATACCAGAATCCTCATGGTCAAATTATGAAAATGAAATTCGTGAACCAGGAATAAACTTGATATATTCGTTTTGTAAAGAAATGGGTATAACGATAGATGAATTGATACGGATGGAGATTATGACAATTGGAGAAAACATTAAGAAATATCGTGAAAAAAAAGGATTGACACAAAAGGAATTGGGTGCAGCTTTAGGATTAGCAGAAATTACAATTAGACAATACGAAAGCAACAAGCGTGAACCAAAATATGAAATCCTTTTTTCTATTGCAGATGCACTAAACATATCCATTGACGATTTAATGAATATTGACACTGGAAAACGGATAAAAGAAGAAAGAGTAAAAGCAAAACTAACACAAGAAAAATTGGCCCAAAATGCGGAAATTTCTGTTTTCACCTTACAGAAATATGAATCTGGGGACCGGAATCCTAAAATAGAACAATTAAAAAAAATAGCAAATGCTTTAGGAATATCAATTACTCAACTTAAGATTATATAAAAAATGTGGGGACGATTTACATTACATGCGCATGGTAAAATTAGTATAGGACTATTATACCACATGGGGTAAAAACATGATTATTAATCTATTAAAGCGATGCTGTGAAAACTGTATTCATATTAATGCAAAAGCCGAAAATGAAACTGAATTATATAGAAACATGATGGATTCTAATATTACGAGAAAAACAACAGCAACCATATGGTGTTCACATATGGAAGTATGCAAAGAATACCGTGAGGAAGAAAGCAAAGATGAATCTTAGTTCAATCATGAAAAAGCTCCAGCGTGCCATATTGCAGACCAGACTTGTAATCAAGATATCCACCAATCAATTCTATAGCGAGGAACAGGGACGCATGATAACCATATGGATATTAAGCACCCCTGTGCTACAACAGGATAAGCATGGGGAATGGAAAATCAGGGATTATGAGATACTGCGGAGTGCATCGGGGATTGAGATTGTAAAGTGCTTGCAGGAGATATGGGAGGCGATGAAGGAATGGGAACCATTGGAGAAAACATAATGTATTTTAGAAAAAAACAACATTTAAGCCAATGCGACCTCGCAAAGCTTATGGGTGTTTCGCAAAATGCAGTATACGGATGGGAAAATAATAAAAGAAAACCCTCTATTGACATATTGAAAAAAATATCAGAAATTTTGAAAATCACTTTATATGATATTGTAGAAGGGAATAAACCAATAGAAAAATTAACTTGCGATATATCTTCTGGGATTAGAACTCCTTCAATAGATGAAAGAACGAGTATAGGCGATAATATCAAATTTTTGCGTAAGAGAAAAAACATAACGCAAAAGCAACTTGCAGAATCTACGGGAATTGCTGTAATAACTATACAAGAGTATGAGGCTGGGAAATATGAACCAAAAATAGATTCTTTATGCAAATTAGGAAAAGCTCTTGATTGTGACATTTATAAATTGGCTGGTATTAAAAGCAATTCATATAAAATAACGGTGCAGGATATTTTTGAAGAAATCAAAAAGCGAGTAAAAGAAGCTGAAACGGAAGAATATGAAGCCAGGGAAAGAGGAGACTATTTAGACGCTATTGAGAGCCGGGGAGTTTATATAGCGCTTATTGATATATTGAGAGATTTTGGACAGGATGGTGGTTAAGTGGAGCTTACACCAAAGCAGAAAGCGTTTGCGGATTATTACATAGAGTGCGGGAATGCGGCTGAAGCTGCGAGAAAGGCTGGTTACAGCTTACGGACAGCAGACGCAATAGGGCGTGAAAACTTACGGAAGCCTACGGTTTCTGCATATATCTCTGAGCGACAGAAACAGATTGATGATTGCCGCATAGCTGATGCCGCTGAAATACTGCAATACCTTACGTCTGTAATGCGCGGAGAAGTAAAAGACCAATTCGGCCTTGATGCCCCTCTAGCAGAGAGGACCAAAGCGGCGGTGGAACTGGCAAAGCGTAAAATAGATACAGACAAGAAGCAGGAGGGCGGCGGGATTACCATTGTCAACAACATACCAAGACCAGACAACAATAAATCTGACTGATGTAATCGCTCCTTCCTTCTATGGCGTTCATTGGGATATCCTGGACAACAATCATACATATTATGACCTTTACGGTGGGCGCGGTTCCACAAAGTCCTCTTTCATATCCGTTGAAATCATACTGGGAATGATGGATGACCCAGAGGCCAATGCGGTAGTGTTTCGTAAGTACGCCGTAACCATCGGAGAATCAGTATTTGAACAGATACAGTGGGCGATAGACGCATTAGGAGTAACAGATTTATGGGAATCCCGTACAAGCCCATACAGATTCGTTTATAAGCCAACAGGACAAAAGATAATATTCCGTGGACTTGATAAGGCAAAGAAAACAAAGTCAATTAAAGCCAGTAAGGGATACTTTAAATATTTATGGTTCGAGGAACTGGACGAATTTGCAGGGCCGGAGGAAATACGAACTGTTGAGCAGTCAGTGTTACGTGGCGGCAGCAAGTTTGTTGTATTCAAATCCTTTAACCCACCCATCAGTCAAAGCAACTGGGCTAATCAGTATGTAAATACTCCAGATGACAGTGCGTATAGACATAAAAGCGATTACCGTTCTGTACCGGTTGATTGGCTGGGAGAAATGTTCATTGAGCGAGCAGAACATCTTAAGGCCACCAATGAGCGGGCATATAATCATGAGTATTTAGGTCTACCGGTTGGACTTGGTACAAATATATTTGACATGTTGGATGTGCGAACAATCACAGACGAAGAAATCAAGGGATACCAAAGCATTTACCAGGGGCAGGACTGGGGCTGGTTCCCGGACCCCAAAGCATTTATACGGGCCGCTTACATACCAAACAAGGAATTGGTTGTGCTGCTTGACGAAATGGGGGGGTGCAAAATCCGTAATAGTAAGATGGCGGAGGATATACAGAATGCCGGGTATGATGATTATACAATCTATTGCGGAGTGGATGAAGAAGAAAGCATTATAGACTTCCGCGACGCTGGTTTACCGGCACGCAGAGCCATTGTAACGCCAGGAAGCAGGAAATATACCTTTGAGTGGTTGCAGTGCCGTACAATCGTTATAGACCCGGCTCGCACGCCACGAGCATACAAGGAAATCATAGAATACGAGCATGAGGTAGACAGCAGCGGAGAAGTGATAGCGGATTACCCGGATGGAAACGACCACTGGATTGACGCTCTCCGCTATGCCACAAGCCCGTTATCAATGCGAAGGGGAAACAGTGCATGAAAGAATATAGCAAAAAGCGAGTAGGACAATTTTTAAAAAAGTATGTTGATATTTCCCCTGGTCATTCATACACAGAGGAATGCGTTATACGGCAAGGAATAAACGAACTAATATCAAACTGCATCTATACACCCAAAGGATTGCAGAGACAGATATTAAAGGAACAATCGGTATTGTTACCTTTGAGCTATATTGAAAATTGCGCAAGATATAGGTGAGTAAATGGGACTAATAACATGGGCTAAAAAGGTGATAGGAATGATATTCAAACGACAGGCAGAAGAAGATTTTAATGTTGAATCAGTAGTATCCCCGGAGATGGAAAGCAAGATTGAAGAGTGCGCCAATATCTACCGGGGTACTCCCTATTGGGTGAACGCTGATGATAACGTTAAGACAATCAATTTTGCAAAGGCTATCTGCTCCGAGACGGCCCGGCTTGCCACGTTGGCTATTGGGATACAGATTGATGGAAGTGCGCGGGCGGCGTGGCTCCAGGAGCAGATTGACAAGATATATTTCCAGATTAGGCACTGGGTAGAATATGGTATGGCCTACGGCACAATCATACTAAAACCCAATGGTAAGGGGCTGGACATATTCACACCGCAAGATTTTATTGTTACTGACTGCGACAATGAAGGTATCTATGGGATTGTGTTTAAGGACAGCTATAGCGAAAACAAGAAATACTACACCCGGTTTGAATATCATAGGTTTGTTGAGGTCAAAGATGGAGACAATAACTATTACCCCTATTACATATCCAACAAAGCCTATGTTTCAAGTTCGGCAAACAGCCTGGGAGACCCAATTGCATTAAATAGGACAAAATGGGCTGACCTTATGCCAGAAACCCCACCAATCCTAAAATCAAACGGAGAAAAACTGGATGGTCCGATGTTTGGAGTGTTTCGGACACCGCAAGCAAATAATATAGATATTTCCTCTCCGCTTGGATTACCGATGTTTTCAGAAGCCATCGAGGAACTAAAGGACTTAGATGTGGCATACAGCCGGAATGTGGGGGAAATATTCGACAGCGAAAAAATTATATTGGCAGATGACCAGCTAATGTTTGGAAGCGGTACAAACATTAAGGGGCGTTATGCTGGTATGAGCAACGAAAAGCTTCCTCATTATGTAAAAAATGTATTTGGAAATGGAACGGAGTCTTTCTATCAGGAGATTGTTCCTTCTTTGAATACTGATATCAGAATTACTGGAATAAACAACCTACTTTCGTTTGTTGGATTTAAGTGTGGATATTCCAACGGGTACTTTGTGCTTGATGAAAAAACAGGAATGGTCACAGCCACACAGGTAGAGGCTGACGACCGGAGGACTATACAGCTAATCAAGGATGTGCGTGACAAGCTGGAAAGTTGTCTTGATGGGGCAATATATGCTCTCAATGTATATGCTGACCTGTATGGGCTTGCACCGGCAGGGACTTACGAAATCACATATGATTTTGGTGACATCACATACAACCGAGAAGAGGACCGGGCAAGATGGTGGCAGTATGTTGTACAGGGAAAGGTGCCGGCCTGGATGTATTTTCAGAAGTTTGAAGGGTTATCCGGAGAAGATGCAAAAGCTATGGTACAGGAAGCGCAACCTAAAGAACGTCCGGGATTTTTTGTGGAGGAATAGATATGGAAACATTAAGATTCAAAGTAGAGAAACAACATATTGAATATATTTCTCCGCATCCATATCTTGTGGCAGGAACACAGAATTATCTTGAATGTGATTTCTTATTTGATGCATCTTGGATTGGGTATAATAAGGTGGCTGTATATGAGCAGAAATACTATGTCCCGATATTTAACTCTAAATGTCGTGTTCCAGATGATGTGGCACGGCTAAAAAGATTTTCTGTGAAAGTAGTTGGACAAAAGAAAGACGTAAGGCTTGTAACGGATTTCGCGGTGGTAGACCAGGGGTGATAATATATGTATGCTAATAATTTGGATGATGCATTTTTGGCATTTGCATTAGGGGAAACAGAAGAGTGGGTAAAAAGTGATAAATACATGGATTATCCAGAATATCAAGATGAAGAGTATACCTATATCGAGGGGCGTACAATCGGAGATATTACTGCGCAGATATCAGTGCAGGGAGAAGCATACAGCCAGTACATATCTTTTATGATAAATAGATACTATGATGGCATTGATTTAACTGAAATGTCTATATGGATACACTATGAATTAAAAGATGGAAGCGGCAGCGAAGATAGCCCAGTGAATGTAGAGTATAACAGTAATGCTATCAGATTTGGGTGGATTATACCGGAAAAGGCAACGCAACAGTCAGGAGACATTAAGATTGGTGTATGGGTTAACGGTACAGCACCGAATACCAAATCATATATATTAAAGACAAAAGAAAAGATATATACAATACATCCGGGATTAATCCCAGGGTCTGGCATTACACAGCCAGACCAGAATTGGTTTGAGAATTTTGTTGCCCAAATGAATAGTAAGGTATCCACAGCCCAGGGATACGCCAATGGCGCCCAGGCTAGCAAAACTTCGGCTGCCGGTTCTGCCACGGCTGCC